TACCGAGTGTTAAAAATTCATCTTTAAATTTTATGAAAAATGGGATTATGGTATCCTTAATATAAACAAGCAATTTTTGAAACTCCTCGCTATTTAAGAATTTTCCAAGAGCTAACAGAAACCCAGCAAGAAGTGTTCCTTTAAGTAATGCCATTAGACCCTTACCAGCAGCTGCTACTTTTGCTTTTGCGTTCTCTTTCAAACCCATAATACCATTTGATATTTTCTCAAGTAAAGCTTGTCGATTTTTTGCTACCTGAGCGTCAAACTTTTCTTTTTCTTCTTGTTTGCCCTTAGTTGAATTACCAAGATTAAGACTAGCAGATATTTTTGCAAAAAAATCATCAAGCTTGGAAAAACCAGCAAATGCTTTTTTAACTCCTTCAGTAATTGGATCACCAAAATCAAGACTAGAAAAATCAGCAGTAAATGCTTTTTCAACTCCTTCAGGTGGTGGTAACATTGCTTGAAGATCAGCAAATGATGGAAAGGTGCCTTGTTGCAGTAATATATCATTTGTTTTTGATTGTTCTTTAGTAAGTAATTCAACTTTATCATCAACTTCAAGTAATCCTTCTTTTTCATCAAAGATTTCTCTTTTATTTGCTAGATTTCTTTCATTTAAAACTTCAGGCAACGATTGTGCAATAATAGATTTTATACCACCAGCTGCAATACCTTGAGCTTCAAGAGCTGCAAGACTTTTATTTGTTTCCGTTAGTTTGTCAACTACTTTATCAAAATCTGCCATTGAGATTTACCTTATTTGTTTTTAGCGTATGCTTGTGTTCCAAAGAACGCAGCAACTATACCAGCAACAGCAACAAAATATGTTGGAGCCATACTACCTAGTGTTTTTTGTGCTTCATCTAATCCTATCAATGATGCAAGTACTACTGCGAATGGATATAGTAACAATCCAAATAAAGCAAACCATGTCATTTGCCTTTGAGCATCTCTCATTGCATCATTATCCTCAAGTTCTTTTCTCTTGAACTCTAGGAACATTGCATGTTCTTCATCTGATACTTTACCATCCCCATTTGTATCTGCTGGATGGTGACTTTTTACTTCTTTAGTCATCACACTTATCCTCTCTGCTCTTGTTTTATTCTCTTGTTTTCTTCCTCAATATGTTGCATCAACAAATTAAGGTATATTTCTCTTTCCCACGGCATCATATTATCTAATTCTGTCAAACTATATTTATGGTGTTGCATCAGTGCAAAGTTAGTTTTATAGTAATTATGTAGGCTATCGTGGGATAGCCCTACCCTAAAAAACTTTCCAAACCCTCCAAAAGAATCTCATTCTTTTTCTTTGTCTTTGGATTGGTCACTTTAACTACATGACGCAATTTGGGCATAGTGTTAAAAAACTGTGTTATCTTTTCAAACTGTTCGTTTGTAAATTGTTCAATAAAATCTGAAATTTCCTTATCTTTTATGTCTATTCTTTGAAAAACATCATCACCGCTGTGAATTGAATCAATACAACATTCCATAAAATGAAATGTTTTTTCAGCATCTCCAGCACTTGCTTTTACATTTTGCAAATCATTTAGGAGTGGGTATCTAAAAACTATCTTAATGTCTTCGTTAATTTGAATTTCATTTGAATGGTCATCTTGTACTTGACATTCAACATCTTCTAGATTTAGTTCATATGGAACTGTTGTTTTACCATCGTCTTGACATATCAAATTTAGTTTGACTTTTTCTCCAACAGATTTTCCTCTGATTTTTAAAAATAAGTATTCAATATCAAACATTGGAGCAGACTTTGCATTAACTTTACCAAAGGTACATGAGTTAACTAATTCTCCCATTGCGTTTGCAATTTGTTTTTCTTCACCAGATTCTTGAGCTATTAGTAATATTTTTTGTTCTTTTACTAAAAATGGTCTGTATTTTAAAATCTCACCTGTTGAGGGTAATTCCAATTCATAGGTTGGGGTATTGAGTTTTGGTAATGCCATAATTTTTCATCCTTAAATTTTAATTTTATAGTCGGCGTAGTACTGCTGGTAAGTTTGCAGTAATAGACCTTGATACAGTACTTACAGCATTTTCTGCTACTCTGTTTACTAGAGGTTTGTGTACTGGATTTGCTTCATCTTCCATATTTTCCCAAAAACGATAAGCAAAAGTAATTGATACAGTTTGATAACTAGCACCATTTGCATATGAAAGTGGTTGTTCAACAATAGCTTTAGGAAAACACTCTCTTAGTCTGACACCATATCTTCTGTTGTCTTGTTCGTCTAAAGCAACGATATCAAGTTCACCAGTATAGTCATCATAGTAACCCAGAGAAAAGTCTTGTTGGTTAAATGTAAGTCCTTGCCATGTTTCAAAGTATAACTTTTCTCTCATATCAGAAGAACATTGAAATGTAGCAGTAATGTCTGGGAAACTATAACCAGTTACAAGTTCTCTTTCAGGGCCATACAGATTTGAATCTGGTGTGGTGTCCATGTTACGGCCGGGAAATGCTATTGCTTCACACCTTAAAGAAACAGCTTTACTATCGTTTGTGTGTTTTTCTCCCATAAGTTGAGAAAATAAACTTACTTGATTACTTCCCAAAGTACCAGAGGGTGGTTTCATCACAACTTCATAGCGGTTTGGTCTTGAATAACCATCACCACTATTGAAAGTTGCAAGAAATTCATTTAATGCACCAAATGCTACTGCATCTCGAAGGCCTTTAAAGTTGACTGCCATTAGATCATTTTCCTACTGTCTGCATAAACCTCTGAGGCTGATGCTTTCTTAAATCTCTGCACAGGTAACAGTGTTGCAACTGTAAACTCATCTGCATCTATCCTACGGAACTGTGACTTAACTTGTCCAGCAAGATATCGTTTAAGTGTTGGTTTAAGTATTTTTATCTTTTTAAGTTTACTATAATCAACTGCAAGTCTTGTACTTTCATCAAAACTAGTATTATTACTATAATCAACCAATTTATCCAATAGTTGAAGTCTTAACTTCATAGGTAGATAGTGTAGGTTGATACCCAGAAATCCATCTGGATATCTTTCTATTGGTAATACCAAAGGAAATGTATCATAGTAAGGTAACTTCTTTTTGTATTTTGGGTCATAGAAAAACATATTCAATCGTCCATAGAAAGGTCTATTATTACGCTTTCCATCTCGTATTAAATCCATGGCGCCTGGCTCTCCAAACTCTTTAATTTTTGCACGATACCAATCAGTAGATTTTGGTCTACCTTTCGCAGCGTCTACGACACTTTGAATATATTTGCTTTTCTTTGCCATACTACTATTTATACTTAATGTTAAGGTGGTCTTCAGTAAAAATCTTAAATTCCATATCATTTGACTCACAGAAGAAATTTGCAGATTTCCACTTTGCCTCATTAATGACCCAAGTTTTAACTTCATTCATCCACTTTTTGGTTTTTCGTTTTGGTGTTGACACTGGAGGTTTACATTGATACTTTGGTTTGACTTCAACAATAAACTTTTTAGTCTTGCCACTAGCTTGTTTAACTTTCATATAAAAGTCAGGAAAGTAACGATGCACTTTTCCATCCCATGGCGAAACATAGGGTATGATAACTTCTTCACTACCCCATTCTAGTACAGATTTGGTATTATCACAATACACCATAAGTTTACGTTCCCAAAGTGAACGATATATTACTTTAGATGGGTCACCCTTATACTTTTTAGGGTTAATTGGATTGTACTTTCCACTATATGCCATTAACTTATCTTATAAATAGTTATAATCACAGGAGTATTTATACATGGCAAAAAATATCTATAATGCCGTTCGTGGGGCTGCAGAAGCTCAAACAGGCAGAGTCTTTAAAAATGCCGTTGGTATTCTTAAAAAATCAGCCATAGATACTATACGAGGTGGTAAAAAAGGCGGTGCTAGTAATGATGTTGCTAATGCAGTCGGAGGTAAATACAGTACTCAAAATTTAACATTTCCTCTTGATTTGGAAGGCCCTACTGGTGCTAATGGTAATCAGGGGCATTATATCCAATTTTTTGTTAACG